GCAAGAAGCCAGACGTTACCCGTCTGCCTGCCTCGCCGAACTCTGTCTCCGTATCCAGTCCGAGCTTCACCGTCGAGCCGCCCAAGACCACCTACGACGAGCGGAAAGTCTACACGCCGAACAAGGGGAGCCAAGCGATCAAGCCGGAGGCGGTGGTCCTACATCACTCGGACGGGAGCTACCGGGGCGGCTGCGAGTGGATCGCCAACCCCGCCAGTAAAGTGTCCTACCACGTCCTCATCGCCCGCGACGGCCGCCGCACCGTGTTTGCCAACGACACTGAGCGCGCCTGGCACGCCGGCCGCAGCAACTGGATGGGGCGCCCTGGCCTTAATAGCTGGTCCCTCGGCGTGGCATGGGAGGGCAACACCTACGACGACCCGCTCGGCGACGATGCCATGGCCAGCGCCATCGAGTATCTCGTCCCGCGCATGAAGAAGTGGGGCATCCCGATGAGCATGGTCGTGACGCACCAGCAGGTTTCGCCGAGCAGGAAGACGGACATCTCGCCCGCCGACGCAATACGATTTCGGAGCAAACTGGAAGAAGCACTCAACTAATTATATGGCCAAGACAATTACACAACTCACCGCCGCCGACGAGGTCAACTTTGGTGACGCGTTTATTATCCAGCAATCCGGCGTGACCAAGTACGCGGACAAGACCAAAGTGCTGAACGGCATCGTCAATGGAAACGTGGATGAATCCGCGGCCATCCTCGGCACCAAGATTGCACCGGATTTTGGCTCGCAGAATGTGGTGACGACGGGGACGCTGACGACGGGGACGCTGACGGCGGGCACACCTTCTGTGCTGGGGGCCACGGCGGTGCGGCAGGCAAAGCACATCAACGGAGCAATCGTAGATGCTGCTTTAAGCCTAGTAACTCCAGCGCAGGGGGTTTTCTCCATAAATAGTGAGGGCAGCTCGTCACCGCCCGGCGCGGCCTCGGTGGCCTTGGTTAGGGGGCGCGGCACGTTGGGCGCACCGGGCCTAGTAAGTGACGGAGACTGGTTGGGCGCCATAACCTACCAGGGGCACGACGGGACATCCCCGATTATCGCGGCCAAGATTCAAGGAGAGGTCGATGGCGAAACCGGCACCAACGACATGCCTGGGCGACTAGTTTTCAGCACCACGGCGGACGGTGCAAGCGCGCCGAGCGAGCGTATGCGGCTGACGAAAGATGGAGCTTTCGCGGTTGGCACTGCAACCCCAGACGGCGCCGCCATTGTTGACGTGTCCAGTACAACGCGCGGGTTTTTGCCGCCGCGCATGACGACCGCCCAGCGCAACGCTATCAGCTCTCCCCCGGCCGGCCTCATGATTTACAACACGTCAACAAACAAGCTCAACGTCCGCACGGCCAGCTCTTGGGAGGCCGTGACCAGCAGCTAACCAATGCCTCTAGAAAGCCCAATCGCACGCGACGGAGACATGGGTTTCATCGGCTACGCCAGCCGGATGAACCCCGTCACATTGCCCGCCGGCATGCTCCAGCTTTCGGAGAACATGCGGCTGGACCGTGGCACAGCGGTTACGCGGAAAGGGGTCAAGCGCATGGCCGCCGGCATTGCCCCGGCCGGCACACCGATGACCGTGCCGTTCGTTTTGATCGACGAAGAAATCGGGCCGGTGGTCCAAGCGGTCTACGACGGCGGCATCTTTGCCTCGGCGGTCATCCGTTCGCCGGATGCCATCAACAGTTTTGAGGCGGTGATGCTGGCAGGGGGCGACCGCGCCTACATCGAAGTGTTCGACGCCGGTGGTGAGTTTTCCGAGGAGTGGAGCGGCGGACCTATTGTGGTGGACGACGGCGTAAGCGGCGAGGAGCTGATTACGTCAGGCGGCGACACGATTATTTCCACCCTCCTGCCGAGCGAGCTGACTTACCCGACCTCGCCGGACGAGATCATCGAGCCGGACGACAAGGTCTCCATGCTGCAAGCATTCAACCGCGTCTACCTGCTGCGCGAGGCGAACATCAACCGTGAGGGCTGGCAGACCAAGGGCGTGACGGTGGACGGAATCACGGTATCTGGCACCACGGCCACGGTGAACGTAAGCGCCCACGGCTACTCGGCCGTCATGCGCGTGCGGATTGAGGGCGGCGCGGCGGCGGCCTTTAGCGGCCATGAATACGCCATCGTAGACCCAGCGCCATCGGGAAATGCCGGACGTTTCACGATCACGGTTCCGACCGACACCGCCGATGACCTTTCGCTTAGCATCACCGTGCGCCGCGTGAAGCCTCCCCTGTATTGGGACGGCCAGCCAGAGAGTGAATTCGTGCGCTCAGACGCGGGCGTGCCTGTTGGACTGCCAGCGACTCACAAAACGCTGCGCTCCGTGCCGTGGGCGACGTACACCAACGGTCGCCTGGTCATCCCTGACGGACGCGACAGCGTGCTCATCAGCGACGTGCTTGATTCCAACGTATATGATCCGTTCTTTAGCAGCTTCCGCGCCAACCAAGGCAGCAACGATTTTCTCGTTGCCGTCCAGCCGTGGGTCGAGGGCAGCTTCCTGGTCTTCTTCCGCAAGTCAATCTGGTTGGCAACCCTAAATCAGTTTGCGAGCACAGACGGCAGCGGGTTCTCTATCGACACACCGATCAGCAACCTACAGCTCCTCACCGACGAGGTCGGCTGCTCGGCCCGCAGGAGCATTGCGGTGGCCGGCAACTTTGTTTTCTTCCTAAGCGACAGCGGCGTCTACCGACTGGACAGCCGGCTTGACCTAAAGTTGCGCGGCGACACAAAGCCATTAAGCGACCCCATCGCCGACCAAATGCAACGCATCGATTCAAACTTGGCGAGCAACGCAGTTGGACTGTGGCACGACAACCGCTATTACCTGGCTGTTCCTTACGGAAACGAACCAGACAACAACAACGCGCTTTTTATTTGGTCGGCCTTAAATGACCGGTGGGAGACCCGTGACGACTACAAATTCGGTCTGGATAACCTGCTAGTGGCTACCTACGAGCGCGAACGCCGCCTATTTAGCACCTCTCAGGCGGGCATCATCATGTTGCTGAACGAAATTGAGGCGGGCGATGACGCACCAAACCCCTCGGTGCCGGACTACATCGGCACGGTCCCAGGTCGCATCGTGACCCGTCGATACAGTATGGGCACCATGACGGACAAGCGCTTCACCCGTTCGATAACTGACGTGTTCCTTCCAGACACGGCAAGCATCACGATCAAGGCCGTCACGGTGAACCCCGACCGCGAGATCACGCTGGTCCCCAACCAGACCAACACCAGCGGTGAGCCAGAGGACTACACACTGAAGAATCCTATCCGCGCCAAAGCGCACTACTGCGAGCTGGAGTTTCTCACCATCGCGCACCGCCCCGAGATCCGCAACGTCTCGGTCGAAGCCGCCCTGGCCAGCCGTCCGCAGACCGACACCCGACACGCAGCTTAATCCAACACTATGGCAACCATCACACTCACCCCAATTAAAACCTTCGTCTCCGGCGAGTGGGTCACTCCGGGCAAGCTGAACCAACTCAGCCAGTCCACCGTGGCGTTGACGGCCGCAACGATTGTGGCGGCGGACATCGCCCCAAACGCCGTGATCAACGCGAAGCTCGCCACCGGCATCAACGCCGGCAAGCTAACGACCGGCACGCTGCCAATTGCGCGGATCGCCGATGAAGCGATTGTCACGGCGAAGATTGCCGATGGAGCGATTGTCACGGCGAAGATCGCCAATGAAGCGATTGTCACGGCGAAGATTGACGATGGAGCGGTGACCGCCGCCAAGCTCAGCGGCGCGCAGACCGGGCCGGCGCCAATCTATGGGTGCAGGGCTTGGGTAAGGTTTAACGGACAACAAGACACCGGTGGCGTCACAAGCGCGGCAAACACAGATCGACTGATCATAGCGTCTGGTAATGTGGATAGTGTTTTGCGGACTGGGGCGGGCCAATTCACCGTAACATTCACAACCCCAATGCCAACGGAAGATTATGCTGCGGTCGTTTCTACAAATCGCTATGGAAATGGATATTATGCGGTAAACGCAGAAACAAACATTATCTCATCGTCAGCCGTTCAAATCGTCACTGGCTACAACTCTACCTTGTTTGACCCCGCATCAGCAGATCTTGCGGTCTTCGTCTAATGACCCCATGGCAACTCGCAAAAGCATGGTGGGACAACCACAGCGCGCAAGACTTCTGGGAAGCGGTCGGCGAGCATCTGTCGGCGGGCTATGTGTGGAACAGCCCGAGCTGCTTCATGCTGGCCAAAGCCTGCCGGTGGAGCGCGGAGGAGCAAAACTTTGAACAGGGAGAGCCTAACACTTGGTTCGTCACTCTGGCTGCTGGCGTTGCTGGCACAAGCTGCGTGCGGGAGGGCCTTCGCGTGGCGCCGCATGCGCAGACCTATGTGGCCTGGTGCCGCAGAGGGAGCTTTGAGCCGCGAGTATACTCGATGAAACAACTAATTCAGAAAACAGGAGGACAATAATATGGGTGGATCACCAAGCATGCCAGCGCCACAACCGCTGCCCCCGGCACCGAAGCCAATCGATTACGATAAAATGGCCAACGCGAGCATTCGCGTAGCCAAGGCTCAGTCTGCCGAGCAGGAGGCGATGATCAAAAGGTTGTACCCTGAGTACACCAAGCTGCAATTCCAGACTGCTGACCAACTCGCTGGTAAATTAGACAACAAATATCTAAAACGCACGCGCGGTGTGGTTGGCGAGGAGCTGCGGGCAGCTTCGACGCCCAATGCCATCGAGGCGCGGCTCCAGCAGGACGCCGAATCGGAACTGGCTCTTGGTCGCTCGCTCACCCCAGAGCAGCAACGCCAAGCAACTCAGTCAGCACGCTCGGCCTTTGCGGCCCGCGGCATGGCGACCGGCAATGCGGCAGCGGGCGCGGAGATCCTTAACCGGGACGCCTACGCTACCGCTCGCCAGGACCAGCGGCGCGGCTTTGCGGCCGGCGTCAACCAGATGGACCTTGCTCGCAGGCAGCGGCGGGTTGGTCTGGCGGGGGCTTATGGTGACCTTGATCCGTTCCGGCAGGCGATTGGGCCGGCGTTCGGGCTGGGCTCGCAGACGCTTTCCACCACGACCGGACAGGTGAACAGTATCTTCGGCGGCTCGCTGCAAACGGCGGGCAACGTTGCTTCTTTCAACGAAAACATGATCGCAAGTCGCTACAATAGCGTGCTCAACAACAACGCTGCTCTGCAAAGCGCAGGGATGCAGGCTGGGGCCGCCAGCCAGGCTGGCATGATGGGCATGATCGGCGGCGGCGTGGGCATGGCGGTCGGCCTCGGCGGTCTCGCAATCTAATGGAGCTAATCAAAGAGACTTGTCGGCAGGTGGAGCGTTGGCTGGATGCCAGCGTGAATCCTGTCGTCCTCTGGTCTGGCGGCAAGGACAGCACGGCGATGCTGCACCTCATTCGCTACGAGGTCGGAGCCAAGCTGCCGGTCATCCAGTGGCGCGAGCCCCGGTTCCGTAGCCGCTACGCCTTCAGCGACCGGCTGGCCAATGCGTGGGACTTGGAGATGTATGACTACGCGCCGATGGACTACATGCTGACGGACGGATTTGACATCGAGACCGGCGCCCCGCGCTTTGACTTTGTGAAGTTCTACCAGTTTGGACA